AAATCAAGGAGGCAGGATTTATCCCCAATGCGGAGATAGGAACGTATAAAAATAAGGGATTGGTGCTGGATAGCTTTCCTGATAATGTCATCGGAAATGATGAACTTGTTCTGTGCAGTACCTTGAAAGGAAAACTTGCACAGTCAGCAGGCAAAAGCATCAGAGTATTGGTCGTATGGGCAGATGAAACGCCTGTGGTAGTAGATCAGGTAGAAATGGTGGATGAATCATAATTTAGGGAGGTGATGATATGGCCAATCTTTTTCCTGAGGATATGGAAGATGAGGATTTAGAATTAGAACAGTTAGAAGAACAAATAGATGAGGAACCGGTGGGTTACAAACCAAGCGTCTGTTTTGATGACGGATTAGAAGACTTTAAACGGGACGGATCTATGAAGCTGGTAGAATGCAGTGGTCTGGAGGCATGGATACAGTGGTGCAAAAAAGTTATTCAGACAAAAAGATATGTATGTCAGGCATACAGCGACGATATCGGAATTGATATTGAACAGGCTTTTCAGGCAGGGTCCAGAGAAGAAGCAGAAAGTATATTGGAAAATGAAATTGTGGAGGCCTTGGAAGCAGATCCGTATGGAAGGACTGAGTTTGTACAGTCTGTCACATTTCAGTGGAAAAATCCTGATTCAGTAGAAGTACTTTGTAAAGTCATTGGTATTGATTCAAATGAAGCAGAACTGCAGGCGGTAATTGAGAGATAGTAAGGAGGAAGTATATGGATGAAGAAATTTTAGAGAATTTAGAGGAAGAATTAGAAGATGATGATTTTCAGATCCCTAAGTTTCTTGAGGAATCCAGTGAGGAAGAGGTCCATAAAAGAATGTTGGATAACCTGCAGAAGGATCTGGATACATCAGAAGGCGGCTATGTTTATGATTTAACCAAACCGACAGCCATCGAAGTTTCCCGAATGAAAGAATTTGAACTGGTAGAGGCCCTCAAATTGATCTGGCCGAGATTTGCTGAGGGAATTTATTTGGATTATCATGCGGAAACAAGAGGATTAGAAAGAAAAGAAGCAATCAATGCAAAAGGAATTCTTCGTATCGAAGGACAGGCCGGCACGCTCATACCTGAGGGTGCTGTTTTTACGACAGAAAGTATAAATGATGAACCTGAGAAAGAGTATGAGACTTTAATGGAAGTTCAGATTGCAGAAGAAGGTTTTGTGGATGTAGAGATTCAGAGTGTGGAGGCCGGATTATCTGGAAACAGTGGTGAGAATACAGTCATTCTGCAGGGAGACATCATCGAAGGAATCAACACGGTTACAAATCCTGCTCCGATTGCAGGCGGTTTGGAAGCAGAGGAAGATGAGAGCCTGAGAGAAAGGATCATGGAATATGACCAGACACAAGGGGATTCGTTCGTGGGAAATATGAACGACTATAAACGCTGGGCTTTATCTGTGGAAGGGACCGGGAATGCCAGGATTGTCAGCCCGGAAGACGGAAGCGGAATCGTAACCATCTATTTGACAAGTTCAGATGGAAAACCTGCGACAAAGGACTTATGTCTGGAAGTTCAGAATTATATCATGAGGCCGGATAATCCGGATGAACGGCTGGCGCCTGTCAACTCCATAGTAAATGTAGAACCAGCGGCAGAACTTTCTATTGCGGTGAAAGCAGTTGTCCAGCTAAAAGATAATACAATGGAAAACGTCAGAGAAACATTTATAAAAAGCATGCAGGAATACTTAACAACAGCGGAGACTGACGGGGAAATCAGATATACGAAGATAGCTAATATTTTGGGAAGTACAGCAGGAGTTTACGACTTCAGTAATCTCACTGTAAATACCGGGCAGGTGAATATACCGATCGAAGGCGGAAAGATCCCGGTATTAGATCTTCAGAATCTGGAGCTGACTGAATAGGAGGTAGTTATGGCAGTACATACGAAACTGATGGAAGAAATTCTGACCAGTGAAGAAGCTCAGAAAATCATTGATTTTGTCAGCCCCGTTTACGGGAATTCCTATGTCGCTCTTAAACTTTTTCAGAGCATAGGGCTGGCATTAGATGAGATCAACAGTTTTCCGGATGATTTTATAGATCAGATCATGATACAGACTGCAACATGGTCTCTGGATCACTGGGAAGAACAGTACGGGCTTTATCCGGAACCCGGATGGAGCATAGAACAGCGCAGAAAAAATCTGCTGGAAAATTTGGGACACCGGTTTAACAATCCTAAAAAAATTGAAAATGTACTGGAAGTATTGACAGGACATAATGTTCAGATTGAAGAGAACATCGAGAAAAACAAATTTCAGGTGTTTGTCATGGGATATGTCAGAGATCTGAAGCCTGTCACGGACTTTGTGGATAAAGTAAAACCGGCGCATCTTAGCTATAATATCAAGATGTCAGAATTAATTGAGGCAGATGTGTGGATTTATACAGGAATCTGCCTTTCTGAACATGAATTTTACAGAATCGAGGTGGAATAAAGTGAACATATGGAAGTCAGCAGTTATTACGAAAAAAGGGCAGGCTCTGCAGGATAAGCTGATCACAGGGCAGACCTTGAAATTTACAAAAGTACAGACAGGAACTGGAGAAGCAGTCATTACCCAGCTTGAAGACCAGACAGATCTGACTGGTCCAAATCAGCGCATTACTTTTCAGCAGATAGAAGAAATAGACGGACATATCGACATTTCTGTGTTGTTGGAAAATACCAAGCTAGTGAAAGGGTATGAACTCTGGCAGGTGGGGATTTTTGCTCAGGATCCGGATGAAGGGGAAATCTTATATTGCCTGGCACAGGCATCAGAGGCAAAGAAGATTCCTGCGGCATCGGAGAATCCGGGGTTTTCGGTTACATGGAAATTTCATTTAAAGAATTCCGGTAAAGCAGAAACAGATATTTCAATAACTCCTGCAGGATTGGTCGATTTCCGGCATTTTGATGAGAGAGAGAACGAAGTAAATCAAAGATTTCAGGATGTAGAGACAAAAATGGGAAGTCTGGACAACTTAAAGACCAGTGAAAAACAGAGTCTTGTCTTAGCAGTCAATGAACTGAAAACAGGAGTGGACCGCTTAAACCAAACATTTCTCGAAAAAACATATCCTATCGGAAGTGTTTATACATCTGTTAGATATCAAAATCCTTCCCAGCTATTTGGAGGTGTCTGGCAGGAATTTGCCAAAGGGCAGGTATTAGTAGGAGTAAACACCACAGATCCGTTATTTAATACAGTAGAAAAATCGGGCGGAAGCAAAAACTCTGTAGTAGTTGCACATAACCACAGTGTAAATGGATTGTCAGTCAGTCCTGTAGGAGACCATACACATACAATTAATAGTGCAGGAAACCACAGACACGGAGTATATGCTGATGTTGACTGTATCACTTCAGCAACAGGGGCCAGGGATCTGGCCTGCCCCGAAAAAAATAAGGATACCCTATGGGAATCCGCAACACCGTATGCAGGAAATCATTCACATTCTATGTCTGGTAAAGGAGGACATAATCATACGGTACCAGCCCATTCCACAAACAGCAGCGGTGGAGACGGCACAAACAAAAATCTGCAGCCATATTTAACAGTATATTATTGGAAAAGAACAGGGTGAGACGAGAAGTGATTGAACAAATTTTAGCAGTATGCGGCGGCATCAGCATCATTGGAGGTGCCGGTGCCGTCATTTATAAAATCATTTATCCCGCTCTGCAGTTCAGCCAAAGGGTGGAACAGCTGGAGGAGCACTCGGAAAATGACTATCAGCGGCTGAAAGGACTGGAGGAGATGCAGAAACAACAGTCCAAATGTTTAGCCGCAATGCTGAACCATCAGATAACAGGAAATGGGATAGAAAACATGAAGAAAATAAGAGATGAGCTTTTGGAGAGCATTATTGAAAAATAAAAGGGGGTCAAACAAATGGATTTGAGCTTTATTATGGAATATTATATGCCGATGGTCCTGACAGCATCTTTGATCATTGGTTATGTGGTGAAAAAATCGCTGGATTTTATTCCTAACAAGTACATACCATTGATTCTTGCCGTCAGCGGTGCGGTGCTTGGCTGTATCGTAAACAAGACGGTTGCACTGGAGCCTGTGGTTTATGGAGCATTTTCCGGACTTGCCAGTACAGGGCTTCACCAGGCATTTACGAGATTAGTGGAGGGGGAATAAGATGGCAGTTTACAATATCAGTGCCGGGCATAATCCGTCCGGGAAGGTGGCCTGCGGTGCAGTCGGACTTTTAGATGAGTCAAGAGAAAACAGGCTGGTTGTTAAAGAAATTATCAGTCTGTTGAGATCTGCCGGGCATAAAGTATACGATTGTACTTGCAGCAACGGAAAAAGCCAGGGAGATGTTCTGAAAAAGATTGTTGCCAAATGTAATAAAAGAGAAGTTTCACTGGATGTCTCTATTCATTTTAATTCAGGGAGAAACGACTGTACCGGCGACGGGAAAATCGCTGGTACAGAGGTCTGGTGTACGGCATCCTCCGGAATCAAAAAGCGTGCAGCAAAAAAAATTTTGAAAAATATGAAAAAACTTGGTTTTACAAACAGAGGAATCAAGACAACAGGCGGACTTTATTACCTAAATCATACAATTAATAAAGCAATTTTGGTGGAAGTTTGTTTTGTGGACGACAAAGACGATTGCCAACTGTACAAAAAAGCTGGGTACAAAGAAGTGGCCAGGGCGATCGCTGAAGGAATTGCAGGGGAAGAAATAAAGCAGGGGAAAACTAGTAAATATACTGCCGTGAAAAAAACTTCGTCAAAAGAGGCGGTCCGCTGGCTTCAGGGAAAGCTGAATCAATGCTATACAGGGACACTCCCAAAACTCGCAGAGGACGGTATTTGGGGTCCGAAAACTCAGGAAATGCTGGAAGCATACTGGGAACAGCTGAATTGGAGAAAAGGAAGTTATGCAGGCGGAAAAACCTGTAAAGCACTGTATAAAAACAGGGAAAAATGACATATCTGTGTTATAATTTAGTTACAACAATACGATGATTCGGAGGGAGAGAGATGATTTGTCAGAATTGTGGTAAAGAGAACAGGGAGGATGCTCTGTACTGTGAATGGTGCGGCGTAAAGCTGGAGGTTCTAAATGAAAAGGATCAGCAGTTTCGTTTGTTTCTGAGCAGGAAAGAGCGGAATTCCGGTATCTTTTGGAGTGTTGTAACACTTTTCTATGCATGGTTAGCATTAAGTTATTGGTTTGTCTGGTTTGGAGCCATTTATAATGTAATCGTTATTATTTTAAGGTTTGTGCAGGCGGAAAAAGTAAAAAATCCATCTGTAGACCTAGTGCAGTCTTATCAGAATAAGAAGAAACTTCTTATCGTAACGCTCATTGTAAATGTATTAATTGGTTGGTTTCCGGTGGCTCTCGCAGGGTATTGGAACGATAAGACCAAGATAAACTATGTGATGAAAAATCCTGAGTTTGTAAAACAGTGACAGGAAAACAAAAAGAACAGGAAACAAAATCAAACTTTTGCTTCCTGTTCTTTTTTATTTGAATTGGTTTTCAACATAATTCCGCATTTCCTGCCGGGTCTTCATCTGTTTGGCACCGTCGATGACCTGACGCTGTTGGTCAGAAGTCAGCGATGAAAATGCAGACAGGGCATTTTCGTGCTGTGCCAGTTCCATGGTAAATCCGATTGGAATATCTTCATTTCTCATAGTCATCACCTCAGAAATAGTATGACCGGAATCAGACAAAAAATACGGAATTAACATTCTATGCATTGCAGTCAGTCGTAATCGTCATAATCATCGTCGTTGTCCCATTCCACATAAACGTGGACGTAGGCTTTTACCTTCGGATTATCTTTGCAAGTCAGCGTGATGGTTGCTCTGCCAGGTTTTTTGCCATAGATATAACCTTTGGAATTGACAGTCGCAACTTTTTTGTTGCTGGAAGAAAACGTTACCTTCTTGTTTGTGGCAGTCCGGGGATAAACCTTGTATTCGATGTCTTCCCAATCATGAACATCTACATCGGTGTAGCGGTCTTCCACCCAGATTCTGGTTGGCTTTGTATACTTCTTTTTTGCTTTTTTCTTTACCGTGATCGTACAGGTCTTTTTCTTCTTTGTACCACGGATACGGCAGGTGATTTTAACTTTTCCAGTTTTCACTGCTTTTACAGTGATGTCATCATCTCTGCGGTCTCTGCTTACGATCTTCACAATTTTTTTGTTGCTGGTAGACCAGATCAGCTGGTCATCGTCGTAGTCAGAAGGGCGCGCATAGGCTTCCAGCTCAAATTTTTGTCCTACCCGCAGGGTCTTCTTAGAGCAATTCAGCCTTCTTATAGAGGTCGGTTTTGGATCATCTTCGTCTGCATGGATGCTGAGCGGTGATATAATGACCGTCAGACTTAACAATGCTGCCAGTACAGCAGGCAGTAATTTTTTAATTTTCATATTTTCCTCCCATGAATCTTTAATCGTCATATTCTACAATTACATATACGTAAGCTTTTACCTTTGGATTAGCTTTACATGTCAGTGTAATCTTTGTTCTGCCCGGGCGGATTCCTCTCACATCACCGCGGGAGTTTACGGTTGCTATTCTTTTATTGCCGGAACGGAAGGTTACTTTTTTGTTTGTAGCTTTTTTTGGATATACCTTATAATCAATATCCTCTGTATCATTTACGTCTACATCCATCCGTTTATCTTCCAGTTTGATCTTTGTTGGTTTTATGTATTTCTTTTTCGCTTTTTTCTTTACCGTTATGGTGCAGGTTTTCTTTTTCTTTGTTCCCCGGATGCGGCAGGTAATCTTTACTTTTCCGGTTTTCATGGCTTTTAATGTAATATCATCGTCTCTGCGGTCTCTGCTTACGATCTTCACAATTTTTTTGTTGCCGGTAGACCAGATGAGCTGATCGTCATCATAATCATATGGTCTGGCATAAGCCTTCAATTCAAATTTCTGCCCGACTCTGACAGTCCTCTTTTTATAGTTGAGTTTTCGGATAGAAGTGGGTTTCGGGTCATCGCTGTCTGCATGGATTACTGCAGGGGACAGGGAAAGGGAAAGTCCCATCATGAATCCCATAAACATTAACAAAATTTTTTTGATTTTCATGGCTTTTTACCTCCTTCGTCATTAAATACGTTTGCAGTGATTAATATCTTCCGGCCTGCCTCGTATGCTGACAGGAAGCAGGCCTGAGATATTTAAAATTAAATTCAGCTGTTAATCATCGATACCGAACTTGTTTTCTAAAGAATCTTCTGCAAAATCAAGTTTGTCTTCGAGAGCGTCAATCTTGCGCTCGATGTCTTTATATTTTTCGGCAGAGAGTTTTCCGGTATCATATTGATGCTCGTAATCGTCATCCAGAGTATCAAGTTCATGGTCGATCGCATCCAGTTCTTTCTTTAAGCTATAAAATTTATCTTGATTTTTGGAAGCGTTGGAAGCGGGTTTTGCCGCCTGGATTTTCTTTGTAATCTTTGAGATTTTTGTCTCATATTTGCTGAAATCAGGTGTGTCGGAAGTGGTTGTCTGAGTCGCTGTTGACTTTTCAGTGGCTTTTTCAGTTCCCTCTGCTGTCGTGGCAATGTCCTGTGTGGTAGTTGCTTCAGCCTGGTCTTTCGGTGTGCTTTGGCATCCTGCAAGTAAGAATACAAATGCTCCGCAGGCTAATATGGCTGTTATTTTAATTTTCATAATAAAATCTCCTCGTATAATAAGTTTGTAAGCAAGAAAAACAGCTTACAGACTTATTCTTTTTTTGTTAGACAGAAGGATAATT